TCTTGCATTTCTTTTATTTGCTCAAACGTTTGCTTTTGCATGATTCTGCAAAGCTTTTCATGAGATTCTATTTTTTGTAGTGCCGATTTTCTCGCCATTATGTTCTACTCGCTATTACTTGTTCTTCGGGTGATAATAAAGCAGTCTCTGTACGTGTCAAGTTAGTTCTTGGATCAATTTGTTGCGCTGTATTTACATTACTTACGTTAGGCATTGGTGTTGGTGGTAACGCGGACACATTACCTATTGTAAATTCTCTTAATAAATCTAATGGAAAATCGTTATCTAAATATAATCGGTTAAGTTCTTGAAGAACACTATTAATAACACTAAAGGTTTGTGTTGACATAGGATTGTCATAACCATTTACTTCTGCGTTTCTAATGTATTCATCTATAAGACCTTCAGGTATATCAAAAGGTGTGAATCTATTGGCACGTATTGAATTAAAATCTTTTCCTTTACCACGTCTATCAAAGATAGTTCCTATTTGTTGATCTGTATATCCTAAAGTTTTCATAGCTTCGATATCTTGTTTCATATCTTTTTGTGCTTCAAACCAAGACGCATTCCCTTGAACTAATTCTTTTAATATATCGTTTGCATCAACTCTACCTCGTGGTCTTGGTAAAAATTTTCTACTATCTCTTAACGCTCCATTGTAATCAGATATTTTATAACCAAGAGACTCTTCAAAATCCATTTTTTGATTTCTAAATCCAAAAAATCCACCAAGTTCGCCTGTTAAACTTAAATCTCTGCCTGTTTCAGGATCCTCTCCATAGATACCTGCTTTTACAGTTCTTGATATTTGTGGTAATGATAATGGTGCAAGAGCTTCAACTAAATGTTTAATACCTTTAGCCATTTTATCTCCTTCAGGATCTCTTGGATTCCATACCTCTGAACCTGTATCTGTTCTACCGCCTCTTGAATATAAATCATTTAATGCTTGTACCCAAATAGACTCACTAATAAAAGGATCAAGAAATCTACCTAACGCTCTTGTTGTTCCTGTTATCATTCCTTCAATCAAAGGTCTTTCTTTACCAGCTTCTACATTTGCTATGACCGATTGAATTGGATTTACAACCGTATCGTAAGCAAAGCCATGACTAAAATCTGTATAATAATAATTACCATCTTTATCTTTACTTGGTATGATTGTAGATTCTCTAGACCACTCAGGTAAAAATTTTCTCATAGCTGCTAGTTCATCTCTTGTAATACCATATAAGCCTCTAAACCCTTCAACCACCGTTGGAGGTATAATAGCTAAAGTTGTTCCTAAACCTATTAATCTTCTTGCACCTATGCTACGTAATGCAGGATCTGCTAGTTCTTTTAAACCTTGTTCTGTAATATTAAATGTTGTTCTAACAATTTCAGCAGGGAAGGATACGAAGTTACCAAGAGGTGATCTACGTAAACCCTTGATAAAATCTGATACGTATGCATAATTTGGCACCGTATTTCTAACAATACTTGCAGCTTGTTTTGCAAGTTCTATATCAGGTTTTGTGCCTCTATAAGCATTTTTTAAATTATCAAACTCTGCAAGATAATTGTATATTTTATAAAAGTCATCTTCTGCAACATACAAGTCTTGTGCTCCTCTAAATACTTTATTCATTCTTTTACCTAGTTTACCAAAAGCTCTTTCTACAAAGTCACCACCTTTTGCAATATCTTTTAATAATCCTTGTACATCTTGAAACGTAGAACTTGAATTAACCACACCCTCGTCTAACAAAAATCTATAAAACGCCTGATCCTCTGGTAAGTTTCTATAAGCTATTTGTGGCTGTATTGTATTAAATGATTGTTTAAAACTTCTTAAAATAAATCTTGGGTCCTTAAATAAATTACCTGTACCTGCACTAAATGCAACAGCACTTGTAAAGTTACGCATGTGTGTAAATGGACTTAATACTGTTTTAGCAACCTGTGCTCCTGCTTTTGGCACTGCTATTAAATATCTATACAAAGAAGATTTCATCAAACCATCTAGTGGCATTTCTTCTGCAAATTTTATGGCTTGTTCAAACTCTGATGATGTAAACTTACCATTCATGGGATTAGTATATATCTCTTCACCAAGAGGTGATTTTATCTGCATACCGTTTCTACCCATGGTATAGCCTGGTCTATTAGGTAGATTTAATTGTGCCTGTGATGGGTTATCAAAAACAACCTTACCACTTTGTACGATCGTATTATAAAACTTATCTCTAGCTGTAATTGATGCCATAGATTGCATATTGTTTATGATTGTTCTTCTCGCGTCTTTTATTTCACCGAATAATTCTCTAAATGCTTTTAAATCTCTTTGTCCTGTAATTAAATCTTGAGGATCAAATTTATTGGTAGATATCATTTTAGAAATATTTATTTCTTGAGTCACGCCATCATACAACGCACTTTTACTTTCAAACCTAAATGTTGGAGCTTTTGTTACAGGGTCCATCTTTACATTTTCAAGAACTCTATCTACATCTAACAAAGCATCCTTTTCTCCATAGCCTTTAACTTTATTTGCTTTTGCATAATTTAAAAATACCTGTGCAACAGCATTTCTTTTTTCATCCGTAGGTATGTAATTAGTTGTTTTAAATACTTTATTATTTTGAAATATTTTATAATCATTTGACAATGTTGAATTTAATCTTTGACTAAAAAATTCTAATAATTCATCTTTATTTTGCGTTGTTAAATTACCACCTTGTAATAAATCTGTTTGTAATCTGTTAAAAGCTTTTTTAGAACTAGTGAGAGCAGCTATTAATTCATCTTGTTTTGCTGCAGGTATTTTTAAATTATTTAATGATTTTTTAAAATCGAGTAATCTCTTTTTGTCAAAGTTTCTAAACACCACTTCATTATTTTTAATTGTGTCTTTACCAGTTCTAAGTAATCCATCCATGCTTTCTAATATAGAGTCTGTGTTTCTTGTTCTTTCAGCTGCCGTAAATGATTTATCAAATATATTTTTAAAAGAATCGTCAATATCTTTTACTAAATCTTTTGCAATAATAGCTGCTGCACCTTCCTGTCCTTCGACTCTCATTTGTGCTTCAAACAATTCTTGTGATTTTTTACTTCTAGGTCTAAATGTAGATGCAAACTTATCTAATATTCTCTCAAATTTAGAATTACTATACGCAAGTTCTTTACCTTTTTTACCAAGAAATTTTGCACTTTGTCCGACACCATACACGACAGGTGTTAATAAAATACCTTCTGCAAAAAACTTTGCTCTGTTTTCTAATCTTCTAACAGCATCATCCTCTGTGTCTCTTGTAGCATCTCTATCTAAACCAGTTCCCACAACATTAGCAACATCACCAAAAGTTCCAATATCTTCTATATCATAAACTAAAGATGCTCCTGCTGCTCCACCTATACTTGTTGCAGCATATTTAGAGTATCTTGTTGCTTTATTTAATTCGTTTGCTTTCTGTGCGCCTTTTAATAAATTTTTACCTGATTTACCTGTTACAGAAACTCTTTTACCTTTTTGTATACCACCCACTACTTTTACAGCTATATTACCTGCTAGTTTTGCTGCTCTTGCTGCAGGCACACCCACTTGAACCAAAGCTTCTGTTATTCTACCTGCTGCAGTATCTCTTGCCTTATCTTCTAAACCATTAATAACATCGCCAACAACACTATCGTCAATAAATTTTTCTAATCTTGCAACAGCACTCTCATCATAGTTTACACCTTCACCTTGTGTTGCATCATATAATTCTGCAGCCACTGAAACTAAACCTAAAGGTATTTTAATTAAGCCAGAACCTATCCCTGCTGCAACAGATACAGCTAAATTTGTTTCTGTTTCTGGCTCTTGAATTGCAAATCTATCGTACTTTTGTACCATAGTATGTCCTATCTATTAATTTGTATTTCTACAAATCCTTGTGGTACACCTTCAGTTGCGGGTGCATCTGAATCTCTAGTAAAGTATTTTCCTGAAATCGCATCATGATAAGTAAAACCCTCTTTATAAGTTTTTCGGCTTGGATCCCAATAAGGGTTTTGAATATCAAAAGACAGATCATCATTTTTCTTTTGTATACTATCAAAATCGTATTCAAAAGTTGCCATTCTATTAGCAACTAAACTATTAACTCTCATGTTTTTAGATATTTCTGCTGCGTTTGCTTCAATTGATTTTTTACGTTCTTCCCCTGGCATAAATTGAACACCATATATTTTTTTCTGTGCTAAAGCATTTAAGGCTTTATTATATTGACCAAAAAACTCACTATCCGGATTATCAGCTAAAACTTGTGCTTCTTTTTGTATCTGAATTCTATCGTCTTCATCTAAGTTTTTTAACATCTGTAATTCTTTTTCTCGTTCAAACTCTCGCTCTTCTTTTTTTCTAGCAAATTGAGCTTGTTGATAAGTATCAAACGGATCTTTTGCAGCCTCTGCAGCTGTCGCAAATATGTTGCCTCTTGGTGCTTGTGTTGCAAGATTTAAACCAAAAGATGTAATAAAGCCTGGTATCGTTCCTAAACCAATGCCTCTTGATCTTTTTGCTTCAGAGCTTATTTTGTTTGTAAGATTACTTGTCAGTGAATTTTGTGTAGGTCTTGATACAAGTGGACCAGCGACATCTGCTATGTTTGGTCCTATACCGCTTCTATATCCTGGTCTATCAAGTCCTGATGTTATACCAGTTCCCGAAGAACCACCCATTCTAAACATTGGTCTTTTTAAAGTTCTGCTTCTCATTATCTAGATCCTAAATATAGGCCTCCTAATGTAGTAGCAATACCCAGAGCAGATTGAAGTGGCGTAGGTTGTGGTATGAACTCCTGCCTTGTTCCACCTGGATAACCACCCATTAAACCTGTTACTTGACCAGCAAATCTATCTAACTGTTGTTGAGGTAAGAAAGCTGCTTGTTGTGCTGCCTGTCTCTGTGCATCAAGTTGTGCTTGACCTAACGATCTATCAATTGCGCCCAATGCTCCAAGTTGTCCAACATCTGCTCTTTGTAAAGAAGGAACTAGCGAAGCTAGTCCTGTTTGAAACTGTCCTAAACCTTGTTGTGCTTGGGCAACACCAAATCTGTTAGCAATGTCTTGTTGTCTTGCTCCCATTGCTTGTCCAAATCCTTGTTGCAAGAGTCCTGCCTGTAATAAAGCTCTTTCTCTCGCTGCCCCTGTGCCAAACTCTGCGAGTTGCACTCCCGCTCGACCACTGCCGAGCGCACCCAAAGCTGTTTGTTGATCTCGTATACGTTGTTCTTGTATAGCTTGGTTACGATCAAACTCCGCTAATGTAGCGTCAATAACTTGTGATTGAAACGGTGACATAAAATCTGTTACTTGTTGCGTGGTCGGTGCTCCAAGAGGTATGGCCCCTAATCCTTGTGCGGCAGCTCCTGCTTGTGTTTGTGCTGATTGTATAAAAGGTTCAAAAGAACCTAATCCTGCTTGTGCTCTAGTTCTTGCATCTTGTTCAAATTGACTTAAACCTTCAACCTGTGGTGCAAGTCCTGCTAAACTTTGTTGTCTAATGGCAAACTGTTCTGCTGCTTGTTGTCTCTTTGCAAAATCCTCAGGTTTTTCACCAGCCAACTGTGTGATGCCACCTACTCCTGGTGCAACAACAGGTATTTGTGCTTGGGCCGTGATTTGTGTTGCAAGGTCCGTGCCTAATTTATCTATAAACGGTGCGGGTAATGTTCGAGTTTCTTGTACGGCCATTATATTACTTCCTCTAATCTTTTAGATGTTTGAAACATGTTACGTGCGCCTTCTAAGCCTTGCGATTCTTTTGATACTTCACCCCCGGCTTCGAGGTTTTTCATCATGTTATACATGACTTCTGCGCCTTTGTCCACATCTCCGTCGCCTGCATTTCTTACAGCATCAGCTGTAAATACAAACTCATTTTTAGATAGTCTAGCTGGCACATCATCTGCTTTTTCCATTCTACCTATTGGTACAAAACCACCTTCAGCTCTTAAATCCATCTCTTGTCCACCCATATCTAATAGTGGCATAGTTTTTTTGGCTACAGGTTCTTTTTCTGTAGATCCACCCTCTGCCAAAAATTTAGATCTTAATCTTTGAATTTCTTCATCTAATAATTCTAATTCCTCTTCTGTTAAATCTTCTAATCGTTTACGAAACATCTCCATAGCCATGTCATTTTTTTCTGACATAGGGTCTAAATATCCAGCTACTTTCATATTACCTTTTTCACCTTCTTTAGGACTTCCGTCAGCTCTAAATGCAGTATATAACACACCATAAGGATCAGTGTATGCTCTTGAGTCTATCTGACCACCAACCGGTCCAGTAAATCCTGTTGGTTGCTGTTGTTCTTCTTGTCCAAATATAAATGGTGCTGCTATTAATCCAGCTGCTGCAGCTAACTCTTTATTTTTCATTATAAATGGTAATAATTTTTCTTTACCAAAAGGTGAAAAAGCAAGAGCAGCTCCTATTCCTAATTTACCAACAGGACTTTTAACTATTTTTTTAACTGCTCTTGTTGCTTTCTTAACTAACTTACCTAAAAAATAATTTTGTCTACCTGCAGCATCCATGATGCCTCCACCTATCATACCACCGTCAGCTGCCATTATATCTCTAATATCACCAACTTGTTCGTCTTCTATTAGTTGTCTTTGTTCTGGTGTTATTTGCACTCCAGGCACTTCTAATAAACCAAAGTCTGGAGCCAAACTCATATCTGTGTCTGTAACCACTCGTGGTGGCATTTTACTTTGTAATTGTTGTAAATAACTTCGTGCAAAAGGTAAGTCAGAATCTACTTGATCTAATAAAGTTGTATCGTCTTGATCGGTGGTTGTACCAACAGGTGTTTTTAACTTATTTAAAAAATCTACTAGTGTATTTGACGATTTAAATTTTCGAGCTACATTAGGTATTCCCATAATTCCTCTTGTTGCAAAACCAAGAACAGGATTAATAAAACCTAATAAAGTTGCTAATGGATTAAAACCAAATCTACCTGGTCTTGCTCTATCAATAATATTTTTTCGTTCTCTAAAACCTAATGCCTCAGCTTGTCGTTGTTCAGCTTTTTGCATTATTTCTTTTTGATTTCTTACTCTTGCATCAAATGCAGATTGAGTTTCACTTGGTCCTCGACCAGAAAAACCTCTTCCTTCCATAGCCCCACCACCAGCTTCTGTATCTACACCAGCTGCTCCGGCCCCGCCTATATCACCAAAACTATCTAATGACATAATACCTGCAGGACCTTTGTTAGGTCCATCCTTTAATGACCCATGTATATCTTCTTTTAATAATAATTTTTTCTCTGCTTCTGTAATATATGCTAATTCTGTTGGTGGTTTATTAGGACCTGATTGCCATTTTCTAGGTGCAATAACTTGTGGTTGTTTACCTAAATAGTTATCAACACCTCCCTGCACTACAGGATTAGTCCCTTTTTTTAACATTTGTCTTGCTTGTTGTGTTCTAGTTATGGCCATTTATCTATTCTATTTTGTTTTTCCAAATAAATCAAGGCTAGGCATGATAACTCTAACATCTTTTCTTATGTCAGATTCTGGTATACCTTTGGCTTTCCACTCTATATCGTCCTTATATACCTCGCCTGTCTTCATATTTGTTATTGTTGTTATGATTTCTTTTGGTTCTATTGTTGGTATGTCTTTCACTATGTTGTTACCTCTCTTGGCTGTATTTCTAATATCGAAGCTATGACGTGCAGCTCGTTCGCGTCACTAGCTTGTACTTTAAGTATCTCACTCTCTTCCATTACAAGAGGTTGAGTTAAAAGTTCTGTTGTTGCATTTGATGCAATAGCTTTTGTTTTAAATAAACTAAATATGTTACCACTAGAGTCAACTAAAGTTATGGTTATATTAGCTCCTGATCCAGCGTCCTCGGACACTAATATAGATTTAACAACAGCTGTCTTAAAATTAGGCACTGTGTATAGTGTGGTTAGATCTGTTGTCGTTAAATCTGCTTTTTTATTTATAAAACTATTAGCCATTAATTTAAAAAGACT